ATGGCTCCGTATCCAACGTCTGTACGCGCACTGTGTGAGGAACTAGACGTGGAGGTGCCTTATTTAATTCTTAACTGTGTATTTTGCAAGCGGTGGCTGTCTGCTACAGACAAGTGGTCATTTGACCAAAAGGCACTGAAATTGGTTTGGAGAAAGGGCTACCCATACGCGGTGTGTGGACTGTGCCTGCACTACGAACTGCAAATCAGCTGGTGGAGACGCTTTCGCCGGTCAGCGTATGGACAGACTGTGGAGAATGAAACCAGCACGCCATTAGGAGACTTACTTGTGAGATGCTATAAGTGCTCTAAACCTCTTGTGCCAGAGGAAAAGAGTCTTATGTTAGAAGACAATATAAGATTTTATGATATTGGCGGGCATTGGAGAGGGGTATGCGTTATGTGTTCAGCAGGCGTGTTCTTTTAACATGACAAAGGAACTAATAATGCTGAGCATGCGGAGCTAACTTCACATAAGGCGGAGCACATTGTAAGAAACCTGTTTACAATTATATGTGCAAGCTGTATGGTGGGGAGTGCGTGAAGAGCTCGTGAGAGTGTTGTGAAGATGGCTGAACGACCAGGTAGTACACCAGGGGGAAATTTTATTTTGCATGAGGCGGAATGCAGTGATGGGTCTAGTGACGGGGAGGGGTGCGTAGAAATGAGTGATGAGGGGTTTGACTTTATAGACGATGCTAGCACACACAGTGCGCAATCGGAGCACTTGGTGCTGTATACGTGCCAGACTAGACGAGCCGATAGCGAGCAATTACAACTACTAAAAAGAAAGTATGCAAGCCCAAGCCCTAGCCCCAGCTCGAAACAGAAAGTAAATATAGACTGTGACCTTAGCCCACGGCTAGCTGCTATTACATTGTCTCACGAGCGAAAAGCTAAAAGGAGGCTGTTTGATGCCTGTCCTGATAGCGGCTATGGCCATACATTGGAAGCTGAAGTGGAAAAGGGAATGGAAGACCGTTCAAATGGCCAGGTAGAAAGCTGTGGGGAGGAAATGGCGGGAAGCGGAAGTAATGCTAACAATAGAAACGCTGCAATGCCTATTCAGCTTTTAAAAGCTAAAAACGGAGACCTTACAAAGCTAGCAAAGTTTAAAGAGGTGTTTAGCGTTGGGTTTACAGATCTAACGAGGCCGTTCAAAAGCAGTAAAACATGTAATTTCGAGTGGGTTGCGGCTGTATTTGGTGTGCATGAAAGCGTGTGCGAGAGTGTGATAGAGCTGCTAAAGCAACAGTGCGAATACATACATCAGCAAACTGAGCAAAGTTCATGGGGAAATGTACTGCTACTACTGCTGTGCTTTAGAAAAGAAAAAAACAGGGGAACAGTAGAAAAGTTGTTGTGCAGTGTGCTAGCATGTAACGCGCAGCTGTTGCTTACAAACCCACCAAAGGTTCGTAGCACAGCAGCCGCACTGTACTGGTACAAAGCGTGCTTCACAAAGCATGCGGTGCAGTGGGGGGCTAAGCCTAAATGGATGCTGCAGCAAGTAGCGTTGCAGCACATAGCAACAGAAAACATTCCGTTCGACCTGTCCACTATGATACAATGGGCATATGACAATGGGTACGACGACGAGTGTGAAGTAGCATATGAATATGCAAGATTGGGGGACACAGACAGCAATGCGGCAGCGTTTTTAAAAAGCAATTGTCAAGCCAAGTATGTGAAAGACTGCGTAACAATGGTCAGACTATATAGAAGGGCAGAAATGAAGGCTATGAATATGAGGCAGTGGATAGAAAAGCGAACGAATGAGGTAAACGGGGAGGGGACATGGAGAGCTATAGTAGCATTTCTAAAATACCAGCATGTAGAATTTGTACCATTTATGGCAAAGTTTAAATTGTTTCTTAAAGGCATTCCCAAAAAAAACTGCATGGTGTTTTATGGGCCTCCAAACACAGGCAAGTCAGCATTTTGCATGGGCTTGCTGAAATTTTTACAGGGAAAGGTTATAAGTTATTTAAACTCTAAAAGCCAATTTTGGATACAGCCTTTGCAAGATGCAAAATTAGGGCTGCTGGACGATGCCACAGATGCATGCTGGGATTTTATGGATACGTATATGAGAAATGCATTGGATGGCAATCCTATAAGCTTAGACAGAAAGCACAAAGCACCCATCCAAATAAAATGCCCACCTTTACTTGTCACAACAAATGTGAATATATTATTAAATGACAGGTGGAAATACTTGCACAGCAGAGTAAGTATGGTACATTTCCCCAATGAGTTTCCGCTCACGGAAGGGGGGGACGTAGTGTATGAGCTAACTGAACAAAACTGGAAATCTTTTTTTGGAAGGTGTTGGGCTCGATTGAGCGGTAGTGATGACGAAGATGAGGGAGACGACGGAGACCCTCGAGAACCGTTTAGGTGCACTGCAAGACAAGATGATGGATATTTATGAAAAAGGGGGACACAAATTAGAAGATCAGATTGATTATTGGTTATTGAACCGCAAGGAAAATGCTCTGCTATTTTATGCTAAGCAAAAAGGCTATAAAACCTTGGGCCTGCAGCCAGTGCCACCCCTACTGGTGAGCAAAGAAAAAGCATCAATAGCAATAGAAATGCACTTGCTTTTATGTTCGCTGCAAGACAGCGAGTATGGCACACTGCCATGGACAATAACTGATACAAGTAGAGAAATGTATGAGAGCAAACCTGAAAAAACATTTAAAAAGCGCGGTGTTCATGTGCGTGTGCTATATGATGACATGCAGTCGCAGCAAGTAGAGTATGTGTGCTGGCTAGAGGTGTACTTTTGGGACTGTGACAATGCAAAGTGGGGATGCGGTAGCAGCGGTGTTGATGCACATGGAGTGTTCTGGACACTAAAAGGCCAAAAAAAATATTATGAGAACTTTGACAAGGACGCAAACAAGTATGGAAAAACAGGATGTTGGACAGTGAACTTTAAAAATGAAACTTTTCGTTTTAGCACCTCTGCCTCCCCCGTGGGAAAGCCCGTTTCTGCAGCTGCTAACGACTCCACCGACGGGAGGGCGCCTGACGAACCCGGATGCCCCCAGGAGGCCGAAGCCCCCGTCTGTGCTAAGCGACAAGCCGACGGAGCCACCCATTGTGGCGAGGCGCCTCGATTGGGAGAACAACAAGGAGAACATAGACCCCCGGAGAAACGTCGCAGGGCGAGCTCGGCGTCGGAAGGGGAGCGTGGGCAGCACGGCAAGCAGCGGGTTTGGGGACGGCGACAAGACTGTGCGCCATCCTCTGGATCCGTGCACACTGAGCCCACCTGCACCCCTGTGCAGCTGCTGCAGCAGCAGCAGCAGCAGCAGCAGCAGCGGCAGCAGCACAAAAAGCAGCAGCTGCACGAGCAGCAACACCAGCAGCAAGACCGCGACGAGCAAGAGGAGGACGAAGCGGGGGTCGTCGGCGACCCTGGAGTTCACCTTTCCGGGGGGAACACCACGCAACCTGCATCTACACCTCTACCTGTAGCTGTGCTGTCAGGAAACGCAAACCAGCTTAAGTGCTACAGGTACCGTTTGAATAAAAGGCACAGAGACTTGATATTGTATATATCTACTACATGGTACTGGACATCTAACAGTGGTCAACACAAAACTGCTAAAATAACTGTAATGTTTAAGTCTACCGCTTGCAGAGACATGTTTAAAAAAAAGGTTGTGTTGCCAAAAGGCGTTACTATTACCCATGGAGCTATGGCGTTTTGAGCAGTGAATCAGCACAGCAGCTGCTAGTCACATCCGTTGTGCTAAGCAGCTTTTTTGTAACTTCCTGCTACAAGGTTACAAAGAGGTAACAGGGATTAACACTGTCCATTATTAAACAATGTCCATTTGGTCAACTTTGCTCATGCATGACGCTGTAACGTTGATGATATGGGCTGATGCTTTAACTGTGTTTTTCATGTGTGTAATACTTGTTTTTATTTTACTTTTGCTAATTGATGAAGAGGACTTTGTTGCCTTAACAGGTGGTAACGCGCCTTAGCACTTACTGGTTTTGTACTTTTTTACTTTTATTAAATAAAAATGGTAAAAGTCTTAAAGCGGTCTAAGCGTGCGTCTGCAGAGCAGCTGTATAGGACGTGCAAGCAGGCTGGCACCTGTCCTCCTGATGTTATACCAAAAATTGAGCAAACAACTATTGCTGATCAAATATTAAAGTATGGCAGCAGCGCTGTGTTTTTTGGTGGGCTTGGCATAGGTACTGGGTCGGGCTCTGGGGGTGCATCTGGGTACGTTCCCATTCGGGGAGGGGCGGGCAGTAGTGTAAGCGTGGGTCCTCGTATACCAATACGCCCCCCTCAAATTGTTGAAGATGTTATTACAATCGGGCCCGGGGATTCGTCTGTAATTGGGGTTGATGTGTCCCCTCCTCAGCAACCAGTTGAGGTTGAAATTATTGCAGAAGGTGGGGGTGTACCTACTGTGCCTTCTGCTGCAGACACGTTTAACGTTGTAACAAGCCCTGACACCTCTGTTGTTTCAACACAACCGCCTACGGTTAGCACACCTGCAACTGGTGCCAGCAGTGGAGGAAGGGCAGTACAATCTTCACAGCATTTCAATAACCCTGTGTTTGAAGCCTCTACTCCCCGTGCCCCTAGCATTGGTGAAACTTCGTTTTCCCCACACACTACCGTTGTTGCAGGGAGCTCTAATGTTGGAGTTGAAGAGATACCTCTTGCAGAGTTTCCACAGAGCAGCACACCACTGCATGCAGTTACACGGGGGGCTACTGCTTTCACGAAGTACAATGTGTACACTAGGCAGGTACCCATTGAGTCCCCGAGCTTGTATACAGACCCTACAAACCTTATTGCTATTCGAAATCCGCTGTTTGACATTGACCCATACAATGCTTCAGCGACTTTAGAGGCTGACCCTGATAATATACCTGCACCTAACGATAGCCGGTTTTTGGACATTTTTAAGCTTCACAGGCCAGCTATGTCTAGAACTAAAGCTGGTAAAATCCGCTTCAGCAGAATAGGCTTTTCGAAGGGTACTGTAACAACCCGTGCAGGCACAAACATTGGTGGCAGAGTACACTTTTATCATGACTTCAGTACTATTGTACGCTCTTCAGCTTCTGAAAGCATTGAACTTCAACCTCTCACTGTGGGTAGCGACACAGCTAGCAGCTCCCTACTGTCTGTGGAGTCTGTAGGTGAAAGTACTTTCTCCTCTGATCCTATTGTGTCCTTTTATGACCCTGAGGCTGACCTAAATTTGCAGCTAGAAGTAACTTCAGACTCGGAGCAGTCTTTTGTTAGGCCATCTGGTGGCAGCACATACGTAGATAACAGCACAAGTGTCCATCCAGTACCTAATTCTAAAACCGCTAGCCACACGTTTGTGCCCTCTGTACCTGGTTTTCCATATACCCCTATTATTACAGGTGTCTTTGTATCGTTTGACTTTTGGCTGCATCCAAGCCAATTGCTCAAACGCAAACGTTCTCCTTTTTATCTTGCAGATGGCATTGTGGCTGCCTAGCAACAACAAGGTATACCTGCCTCCAACATCCGTGTCCCGTGTTTTAAGCACAGATGACTATGTAACACGCTTGCCCCATTACTATTGTGCTGGCAGTAGCCGCCTCTTGGCTGTGGGGCATCCGTACTACCCTATCAAGAACCCCCAGGGCGCTGTTGTTGTGCCCAAGGTGTCTGCAAATCAATATAGGGTGTTTCGAATCAAGCTGCCAGATCCTAATAGGTTTGGCCTCCCAGATAACACTGTATACAACCCAGACAAAGAGCGCTTGGTATGGCTTGTAGTAGGCATTGAGGTTGGGCGCGGGCAACCTTTAGGCATAGGACTCAGCGGAAACCCCTTGTTTAACAAAAATGAGGATAATGAAAACCCTACTAAGTATAATGGTAATGTAGCCACAGACACTAGACAAAACATTGCAGTAGACAATAAACAAACACAGTTATTTTTTTTAGGGTGCCACCCACCTTTGGGCGAGCACTGGGCTAAAGGCTTAACGTGTGAGGGTGTACAGGTACAGCCTGGTGACTGTCCTCCATTAGAGCTCATCAATTCGGTTATAGAAGATGGTGATATGATAGATACGGGCTTTGGTGCTATGGATTTTAAGGTGCTTCAGGAAAACAAGTCTGACACCCCCTTGGACATCTCTAACAGTATTTGCAAGTATCCTGACTATTTGAAAATGGCTGCAGATAAGTATGGAGATTCGTGCTTCTTTTATGTTAGGAAAGAGCAGTTGTTTGCTAGGCACTACTATAGTAGGTCGGGCACAGTTGGTGAGGGCGTTCCTGACGACATGATATTTAAAGCTGCACAGGAGCAAAATCAAAACATGTTGGCAAGCTCTATTTATTATGCTACCCCTAGTGGATCTATGGTATCTAGTGATGGCCAAATATTTAATAGGCCTTACTGGATACAGAAAGCACAAGGCCACAATAATGGTGTTTGTTGGAACAATGAGCTGTTTTTAACATTAGTGGATAACACTCGCAGTACTAACATAACCCTTTCAGTAGAAGCTACTAAAGAGCAAACATATAAAGCAAGCAACTTCAAAACATATCTTAGACACTGCGAGGAATATGACCTGCAGCTGATTATGCAACTTGCTAAGGTGTCTCTCACTGCTGAAACAATGGCTTATGTGCATACTATGGATCCTAATATTTTAGATAATTGGAACTTAGGCCTCAATCCACCTCCTTCTGCTTCACTAGAAGACACATACCGTTACATACAGTCTACTGCTACCCGTTGCGAGGCCCGGGTACCTCCTAAAGAAAAGGTTGACCCTTATGATAAATTTCATTTTTGGAATGTTAATTTATCTGACAAGTTTTCCTCTGATCTAGATCAATTTCCTCTGGGGCGTAAGTTTATTTTGCAAACTGGAGTGAGGTCTACTAGGTCTAAGGCTGTTACTGCTGGGGTCAAACGGTCTGCTACGTCGTCTACTGCAACTGCAGCAGCTGCTGCTAAAAAAAGGAGGCGGTAATTACATGTTATTTGTTGTTTGTGTTGTATGTGTTATACTGTTGTCATGTATGTTATGTATGTCACGTTTCTGTGTGTTATTAACTTGTTAATCCCTTCTTTGGTATGTTGTCTTCATCACTCATGAGTGTGCTGTCCACTTGTTTACTCTGTATTAAAGTATTGCCTTACTGTTGGCTGTTCCCGCGTTTTTTGTTTAAATTTTGCTTTTTGGTGACCTTAATTCACCCGACCGAAACCGGTGTTGGCGGGCTTTGGCTCACTGTCAGGTATGTTCCTTACTATTCTAAGGGTGCAACCGAAACTGGTTGCAGCTTGGTTTTTGGTGGTTTGGCACGCAGAATTTTCAATAACTGAGCAATTATAGATGTGCAGCTTAAAACTTGCACAGGATTTATCCTTTGTTCTGCTGTCAGCTTAGTCACTTACTGCAAACTCCAACCTGTCTCGGTTGGTACATTTCCTAGTAGAAATATTGTTGTTAACAATCATAGAAAGAAAGAAAAATGGGACGGACCGGCAACGGTTGGCGTATATATACAGCTGCAAGGGTCTTCCAATTACGCG